TATCGGAGGCGGTTCGTACATCAATGCAAACACAACTGCATTCGGTTCGGGTACTGCTCTTACTACGGCTTTGACTGCAAACAACATGGTAGAGGCTGTACAAAGAGTTTACGAAGCTGCTGCTGCTGCTATCGTTGACAAGGCTGATGCAAAAATATTCGTTGGATATGATTCCTTCAGAGCGTTGGCACTTGGTCTTCAGAACGGTCTTGGAATCGTTACTGCTGGCGGTCAACTTCAAAACGCTCAGAGTTCATTTGCTGACCTTACTATGGTTCTTCCTGGAACCAACATCGAAATCATCGCAGTTAACGGTTTGACTGGAACTAACGATGTTTACTGCATGAGAACAAGCAATATGTTCTTGGGAGTTGACCTTGAGGATGATGCTTCTAAAATCGAGGCATGGTACTCTAAGGACGACAGAAAATACAAGGTAGCTGTTGATTTGACACTTGGCGTTCAAGTTGCATACCCTGACCAAATTTCTGCTGTAATTCTTTAATCTAAACGGGGAGGGCTTCGGCTCTCCCCTTCACTCTAAAAACTAAAAACATGGCATATACTGGATGTGCACTAACTACGGGTTTCGACCTTGATTGCCGCGATGCCGTAGGCGGAGTGAAGAGCGTTAGATTTGCGAACCTTGACGATTACGTAGCATTAACTCCCGTTGTATCTGCGGGAGCGGTTACATCAATTACGGCAACGCCTACATTCTACAAGTACGAGCAGTTGAAGGAAACTTCTTCTTTGACCGAAACCATCAACGGTAATTCTCAAAACGGAACGGTTTACTTCACTCCTGAGTTGGTTGTAGTGCTTTCAAAGCTTGACGTAAACAAGCGCAACGAAATCAAGGTATTGGCTCAACAAAGACTTGTGGCTATCGTAGAAACTAACGACGGTACTTACTGGGTTGCTGGATGGCAAAATGGTCTTGAATTGAACGCTGGAACATCTGCAACGGGTACGGCTTTCTCGGACCTTAGCGGTTACAGTTTGACATTCTCAGGCCTCGAGGCTGAGCAGATGCTTTCAATCGGTTCTGCAGACGTAACTGCGATTACAAACTAATTCGTATCTTTACACTTTCTCTTTTTCATTGTTCTGTTGGGGAGGGGTCGGCATTAGCTGACCCTTTTTCGTTTGGCACAATTTCGTCTTTTTGCTATTTAAAGAAAAACAAGCATGGCATCGACCGTAACACCAGCAACCGCAACGGTTCAAATAGTTGAATCTCTAACGCTCGGAGGAGTTGACAGAGGTGGTACACACACACGTTCAATTTCAAACGTGGCAGAAGCTGACCGCAGAGTTATGACAATTGACTCGGCTAACGAGATTGATATCATCGAACTCAATAGCAGCAACGGGCAAGGGAAGTTCGTTCGTTCATCAATTCGCTACATCCGAATAACCAACTTGGATAACACTAATTTTATTCGTGTAAGATTCAAAAAGAGCGGAGCAGAAACCGCAGATGTAAAGGTTGATGCTGGGGCTACCTTCATGCTATCGACTGGAAGCATGGATGCAGACACGGCTGCTGGAGCATTCAGCGCATTCGTTGACATTGATGTGATAAGCGCACAAGCTGACACGGCAGACTGCGACATTGAATACGTAGTATTCGCGGTTTGATAAACATCTCGCGAAATACGGCTAACGATGTGGCGTTGACCCTCACAGAAAAGGGAACGGCTACCTATTACCTCTTCAAGTTCCAATCGGATAACACAGAGGCGGTGGAGTACTGTGTGGCTACGGATTCAAGTCTTTACCCTGAGCGCTTCAACAAGTTCACCATAACCGAAACGTCAACGCCTGACAATCTAAATGCGGAGGTGGAACTTCCAACTGAGGGGCAATGGCGGTACTTCGTTTATGCGAACTCATCAAGTTCAAATTTAGACCCAACTGGATTGACCGAACTCGAATCGGGAATCGTCAAAGTAACGGGAACAACAACACCAGTTACCACCTATTCAGGCGGCAACTCAAACTATGTAGTGTATGGCTCTTAAAATTCTAAACTTCGGAGCGCATAAAGTACCGACCTTCAAGGAGGCAAGGGGCAAGGATTGGATTCTATTCGGGGACGAAGGCGAGTATAAGAACCGCTATCCTGAGTACCTTTTGAACCTTTACCGTAGAAGTGCCAAGCATCATGCTATAATCAACTCCAAGAAAGACTACGTTGTCGGTCAAGGCTGGTCGGTTAATAAGGAAGGTTTGGACACAATGGGGCTTGCAAGGCTTCAGCAATTTATTCAAGAGCCAAACCAATACGAGAGCCTTAACGACATCCTTGAGAAGGTTGCGCTTGATTACGAACTTTACAACGGCTTCGCTTTAGAGATTGTTTACAACCAGCTTAACGACAAGATAGCAGCTATCTACCATGCTGACTTTGCACGTTATCGGTCAAATGAGGATGGTACGAAATACTACTATTCTGAAGATTGGAAGAAGCACAACCCAGTTGTTGAGGAGATAGACGCATTCAATTGGAAAGAGCCGAGCGGTAAACAACTTCTTTACGTAAAAGGGTACTCTCCTGACTGCAAGTACTACCCATTGCCTACTTACTTGGGGTCAACGGGTTACATTGAGTTAGACGTAGAAATAGCCAACTTCCACCTCAACGCAGTTAAGAACAACTTTGTAGGCGGCACTATCGTGTCTTTCTACAATGGCGAACCGACCCTCGAGGAACAAGAGGAAATCGAGCGGCAGATTAAGGACAAATTCACAGGAACGGACAACGCCAACTCTATCGTTCTAAACTTTGCAGATTCACGGGACAGAGGAGTAGAGATTCAGCAGCTTAACGGTAACGACTTCGATAAGCGTTTCGACATTCTAAACAAAACCGTACAACGTGAAATCTACGCTGGTCATTCGGTAACTGACCCGGCTCTATTTGGTATCAAAGAGGACGGAATCTTCACGAGTCGAAACCAGCTTGTTGATTCGTTTGAGTTGTTCCAAAACACCTACGTAAACGGTAGACAACAATTCATCGAACGAGTGTTTAATGACCTTGCTTCGATTCAAGGCTTATCGAATCGTCTGTTCATTCAAGACACCGAGCCTATTTCTGTACAATTCTCCGAGTCAACCGTTACTTCAGTAATGACAGAAGCGGAAATCCGCGAGAAAGTAGGGCTACAAGTTGTTCAAACTCAGGAAGATGCTGGTGTTGATAGCAAGACCAAAGATGCACAAGCGGCACTTAAAGGCTCTGTCGGTGGTGTTACGGGAATCATTACGTTACTTCAGCAAGTCAAAGAGGGTCTTATTGCTGAGAACTCCGCTATTGCTGTACTTGTTGAGTTGTACGGATTCAGCCCTGAGATTGCAAGGGCTACTATTACGGGCGAGGTCATTCCTGAGAACGTGGCGGCAGAGATGCGGGCGGTATTTGAGAAACAAGACGAAGATGCCATCCTTGTGGAGTACTTCAAGAACTGCGGCTCGACAGACTACGAACCAGTCGGAAACGGCAAGGCGTTAAACTTTGAATCAGAAACCTCCGCGAGACTACACGAGGAACTAAATAGAAAGTATTGGTTTGCTGAGATTGACCCGTTAGATACGGCTATCCTGAACATCCTTAAAGAGAATCCAGCTACTCCATTCTTGGCGATTGCCGAGCAGTTGCAATTATCCATTGAAAGGGTAATGGCTGGGCTTCAAAGACTGAACGAGGCGAACGCAATTAAGATAGCAATAGACGAGGTTCTTGATTCAACACAAAGAGCCGTAGAAGTAACGAAAGAAGGCGAGCGGTTGCTTGAAGAGATACCACCAGTAGAGGAGGAGTTCGTTATTCGTTATGTTTACGCAAAAAGACCGGGTGTTGCTGGAGCTGCCATCATTCCAACCACACGAGAGTTTTGTAGAGACTTGATAAAATTGGTTGAAGAGGAGAACAGAACTTGGACACTAACTGAAATCCAAGACATCGGAGTTTCCAACAACAGAAACGTATGGATGCGAGGGGGCGGCTTTTGGGGCAAGTCTTACCATTGCCGCCACTATTGGGAACAGAAACTTATGCGAATCAAGAAGTAATGGCTAACGTTCTCTTTATATCCGAAACATTTCTCAAGGACAACACGCTCCTTCACGAGAATATTGATTTCAAGTATCTACGTCCTGTGGTGTTGATGTGCCAAGATATCCACATCCAGCACAAAATCGGGACTACTCTTTACAATGAGTTGAAGACACAGATAACCAACTCAACGCTAACGGCTGCGAATCTTACACTTTTGGAGGATTACATCCAGCCCGCTCTTTTGCATTGGGTTCAAAGCGAAGCACCGACTGCCATTAGCTACAAGTTTCTGAACAAAGGGCTACACCAACAAAGTTCTGAGAACAGTTCCAACGCTTCACTTGACGAAATCAACTTTATTTCCAAGCGGTACAAGGATAAGGCAGAATGGTACACCGAGAGGCTCGTTACTTTCCTTTTAGAAAACGAATCCAATTACCCAGCTTACGCTAACCCTGACGATGGTCTTGATGTAATCCAGCCTGACACGAGAACCTACACGACTGGAATGTTCTTAGGACGTAGACCGAAGTTCATCAGCTTAGAGGACAAATATGAGTACAAACGCAAGTAAGAGAAATCAAGCGAAGCTAAAGAAGTATGTACACGCTCAACGAAATATTCAACCTAATCGAAACCCAAGCCGCAGCTCACCTTCAAGTGAAGCAGTACGGTCAGGGGGACGTTTGGGAAATCAACCCAAAGGAACTTGATTATTTAGTTCTGTGGGCAATCGAAGAGAGCGTTGTGCTAAGTGAAAGGACATTGACCTACAACATCCGACTATTGGCAATGGACAGGGTCTTACCGGGCGAAGAGAACGAGCAAGAAGTAATGAGCGATACTATACAAGTTTTACTGGACTTCGTTGCGTACTTTCGACAATTGCACACGACAGATTTAAGCATTCAAACGAGCGTAACCCTTGAGCCATTTACCGAACGATTTGACGATAAGGTGAGCGGACATTCTTGCGTTCTTTCTATTACACAACCATACGACTATAATAAGTGCCAAATACCTAACTAATGACTGAATCTCAAAAACTAATCGGAACACGCGGATGCAAATTGCTAACGGGAACGGGAGCATTGACAGGCTTAAAAGGCTACGCATTCATAACGCAAGAGGACACCGTTCTAACCACCTTCGAAGTGGATGGAGTTGATGCCCTTGCCGCCTTTGGACTAACGGGTGCAACCTTGAAAGCTGGCGCGTACATCGTAGTACCTTCGGGCGATGCTATTACAGCTATCACCATGTCAAGCGGAAGTGTTATCATATACAACCAATAAGCTATGCCGTCAATATTAACAAGACCATCAGGAGGTGGTGGAGGGGCAACACCTAAAAGCATCACTTTAGCCGTAACTGATTCGGGAGGTAATCCGATAACTGAGGCTGGATTTAGTAGCGAAATATTCCTAACGGCAACCGAAGCTGGATTCACGGCAACATCCTATAGATTCTACGCCATTGATTCACTTGGCGTTGTGGTCAACATATACGAGGGCGCGAATGATAACACGTCTTGGTCGATAAGTCTAAGCGGTTCAATAAGACTATTTGCAGAGGCATCAGATGATGACGAGAATTGGGCCGGTGTTGATGTCAACTTCACGGTAATAGGTAACCCTATATTGGACGCTGACGAGATTTACTCAATTCGCCTAATAAACGGTCTTTACACAGGCGCGTTAATTAACGTAAGAAGGTCATCGGATAATGCAACGGATGACTTTTATCCAGATTCAAATGACAGGATTTCCGATTCATCTGAGAACGGTTCGGGAACAGCCCTTTCCACTTGGCTTGGTGGCTCTGATGGGTTTGTTACAAAATGGTACGACCAACAGGAGAATGCAGATGCTATTCAAATAACGGCAGGAGCGCAGCCTCAAATAGCTTCTTCTGGTACGGTAATTTTACAGGATGGACTTGCTACAATTGATTTTGGTGGTGCTAATTATTTCACAACATTGGCTACAAAAGCAACTGAGAATACCGTTTACATGGTTGCAAAGTGCGATACTTTTGGTGGTACAAAGGAAAATACGCGATTGATAGACCTTCACGATGGGTTGGCAAGTTCAAGTTTAATACTGGATGGAACAGCGACAAGAATGAAAAATAGTTCTTGGCAGCTTACGAACACGGCTACAAACTACAATGCTCGTGATACGAACAGACATCTTTTCTCAGCGTACTTCAAATCCGCGTCAAACGCTTTCAGAAGGGATGCGGCAACAGAAACGGGTTCCGCGGGAACGAGTGTTAGTATCGCGGGCACTACGTCTACCATCGGAATCAGAGGCGATTTTCAGAATACCACATTCCTTGATGGAAACATTCAGGAGATTATTATATTCAACAATGACCAGACCTCAAATCAGACGGTCATTGAAGATAACATCAACAATTATTATACGATATACTGATGTACTTGATACTTGAGTCTATAGAAGCGAATAACAGGAACGTAGCCGAGGCAATACGTAGAAATTGCGATATGGTCAATACCCGTAAATGGTGGCGTGAAATAGAGTTGGAAGATGGTCGCGTTGCTTTGGACGTAGAAGATGGCGAAGGGTTGACGGATGCAGAACTTGAAACTTGTGTCGATGAGCTTCTTTGATGCTATGAAAGCAGACCAAAACATAGATGATTGGGGCGTCGTTCCTGAGATTGATTAAGAAGGTAACTTAGTTTTGTAATGGATGCAATTTTAGAAGCACTTGCGAGTTATGGAATAGCTGGAATCTTCCTTGCTGTTTTAGTTTACTATCTGAACAAACTAACGGACATTCACAGAGATGAGCGCAAGGAATGGCAAGTTGCAAATGATAAGCACGTAGAGAAGTTCAGCGATGTGATAGCCGAGAACACTAAGGCATTAGTTGAGATGAGGGGAGAATTAAAAGAGAACAGGTGCAAGATGTAAAATGGTGCGCTATTGCACCAAGAGAATGTGATTGTAAAGATGGAAATTGCGAAGAAAAAGAGACCAAGCGCGGCAAAGTTAGCCGCAGAGGTAATAAAGGAGTTCGAAGGGTTTGAGTCTAAGCCTTATCTCTGTCCAGCTAACGTACCCACAATTGGCTACGGTAATACAATGTACCCGAATGGCGAACGGGTAAATATGGATGACCCTGAGATAACCGAAGAGCAAGCTACGGAGATGCTGATGGACACCATCAAAACAGTCGAAAAGCAAGTGAAAAACGTGGTGGAGGTCAAGCTTCCAGCGCATAAGCTTGCTGCGTTAATATCCTTCACGTACAACGTAGGCATCGGCAACCTTTCAAACTCTACTTTATTGGCTTGGTTAAATTCCAACCCTGAGTTTTCAAGAATACCTGAGCAGTTCAGACGATGGAACAAAGGGGGCGGCAAGGTGCTTAACGGGTTAATAAGAAGAAGGGAAGCGGAGGTCGCTCTATGGACTGGCGAGGGCATTTAATTACCGTTATTCTTGCGTTCATCTTGGGCGTTATCGTGGCATGGAAAGGTTGCGAAAGCGAACCGATTACCAAAATCGTAGAGAAGCCAATTCCTCAAATTCAATACGTTGACCGATGGAAGGTTGACACAGTTAGATTCGTCCGCAGAGAACTCGTTACTCGTTATGATACTATCTACTCCGAAAAGATAGTTACTCGTTTAGATACATTGTTATTGATAGATACGGTTAGCATAGTTCAAACATGGCTAACAGAGGTAGCTAATTACGACACGACTATCAGCGATGTGCGGGTGAAGTGGTCAAACTATCAGAACAGAACCGAGAACCTGACCGTCCAGTACAAAAGAAAAGAGCAGAAGTTCAGCGTTGGAGTTCATGGCTTGGTCGGAGTTCAGAGCGATTTCATCCAAAACACAAAGCCGATGTTCGGTATGGGTTTGCACGGGTCAATAAAAAAAACATACCTTAGCGCAAACTACGGCTACAATGGTCAGCACTTTATCGGGGTTGGCGTTGGCCGGACAATTATAAGTAGATGAATTACTACTATTACCAAGATGCTGAAGTTCGCAAACAGATAGACGAACTCCTACAGCAGAATGCCACAATCCAGGCTAACTTAGGCACAGATTCAACCACCGAAGAGCGGGCAGAAGCCAAACGGCAATGGATGGAACTGGCAAAGAAGATAAACGAAATCGACCCGAAGTTCTATAGGGAACGAATAATGGCGCAACACAGATGAAAGGAGAAATCGTAAAAGAGTATTTGGAGCATCCTGAGTGGGGAAGCCTTCCGAGTTTAACACTTGCACGTTTGATTTACAAGGACAACGTTGAGGTGTTTAAAGATGTGGATGATGTACGTGGAAAGATACGTTACTATCGCGGTCAGAGAGGCAAGGCACAACGCCACAGGGCAACCCACAAGGCAGAGCCAGCAGAACACGCTAAAGCGTTAGGAGTTGCTAACCCGTTTGGACTGCCCGAATCTGACGAAGAGGATTGGGAGCCGTTCGTTCTACCTGAGGGCAACAACCGCATCCTTTTACTGTCGGATATTCATGTTCCTTATCACAACATTCCAGCACTTACGAAAGCTATCGAGTACGGCAAAGAGAAGAAGGTCAACGCTGTGGTTTTGAACGGAGACACGTTAGACTGTTACGCTCTGAGCCGATACGAGAAAGACCCACGTAAAAGGGGCTTCGCGGCTGAGTTGGAGGCTTGTCGGCAACTGCTCGGCATTTTGAAACGTGAATTAAACTGCCCTATATACTTCAAGCTGGGAAACCATGAGGAGCGTTATGAGGCATACCTTAGAACAAAAGCACCTGAGTTACTTGGCACTTCGGAGTTCACACTTGACACTTTACTGAAGTTCGGAGAATACGGGGTTACGCTTATTCAAGACAAGCGAATAATCAAAGCTGGCAAGCTGAACATCTTACACGGGCATGAGTTCGGGCGGTCGGTGTTCTCTCCAGTTAACCCAGCGAGGGGTTATTACATGAGAGCCAAAGCGTCAGTTATATGTGGACACAACCACCAAACATCTGAACACACCGAGAACAACTTGGAAGGCAAGATAGTAACAACATGGTCTACCGGTTGCTTATGCGAAATGAATCCTATGTATATGCCGATAAACAAGTGGAATCACGGCTTCGCATTTGTTCAAATCTCAGATGGTGGAGACTTCGAAGTGGACAACCTCCGCATCATCAACGGGAAGATTAGATGATAGTCTTCATTTTAACGTCTATTCTATTCCTTGTTCTGTTGGTCATTGGGTTACTTCTGTACATTGGTTACAAGATTCGCCAGTTCGAAGACACTCAAGACGTAATCTTCGATGCTGCGGTCAACGCGGAGGAGATGTACAACGAAATCCAAACCAACCAAGAGGCTATTCTCAACGCTCATTTCAGACAGAATTGAGTTCAAACGAAAAATATTTTCACTTTTTTTGGCCTAAGTGTTGTGATTATTCAAAAGAATAGTTTTATATTTGGTGCATCATTAACGGGGTAACCGACTAAAAACAACAGAACAAATGAACGAATTTAGTCAAGTGCTATTTGTAAACGACATAATGTTTAACCACCTTATAATTAGACCTAAAGGTCACAAGTCTTATGACGTTCAATTAGAAAATGCTTGGGGCGGTAGGGGTAAGTTGATAGGTAGGTTTGAAACTCGCAAAGAAGCAATTGAGGCAAGAAATAAGTATTATTCAAATAATAAATAATAACCAAAGGGGGCAACCATAAGAACGCCCCACTAAAACAACAGAGAAAAGATGGAAATCAAAGTAACACCGAATTATTCAAAAAGATTTTTCAAAGTAATAGTGAAAAACTTCTTAAATGTTAAGGATTCAAAAAGATTCAGAAACATGGTTGCTGACCTAATGCCTGATGGCGTTAACCACGTAGAAGTGTGGAACTACAGGATGAACCGCAAAAGCGGATGGGGACATTACGAGCGTGAACTTCACCTTACAGTTAACGGTGATGATGTGATTATCAAGCATGGCACTACAAGCGCAGTAGAGTGGGACACCTACCATGACCTTGAATATCAGTCAATACCATTTGACAATTTTGTGAAGTCTGCTGTACTTGACACCATTGAGCGTAACATTGAAGTAATCGAATCACAAATCGAAGAGCAATGAACCACTTACAATTCGAACTAACCATGTCCAACGAGCAGATTCCAGCGTTTATTCGGTTGGTTGCTCTCAAAGCCCTCAACGACCTACGTAATGGCGGAGGCACTACCCATGTTGAGCCGTTCATCTTTTGGCAACTGATAAAACACTCAGGAGCGGAGGCTGTCAAGTCAGGTCTTTATACCTTTGTCCGAGTGGTCAACGACAATAATTTTGTTGACATTCAAACTTTAAATTCGTAAATTCAATTTTTATTAATCATCAAAAACAGAACGATGAACGAAACGCAGAAAGAGAGGCTTCAGAGCCTCGCAAAAGAGAACGGTCTAACGAAAGACCACTTCTTTAAAAGCCCACAAGGGTTCGTAATTATAACCCGACAAGGCATTGAGCGCATCCAAGCGCACAAGGGCATCCGAGTTAGGTATGAAATGGTACACCTGACAGATGACTGCAAGTTTGTAGTCATCAAAGCCATCGGGGAAATGTCCAACAATAACGGGCTGCCAGTTCAAATGGAAACCTTTGGGGAATCCGCACCAGCCAACACGCGCCAAACTTACCCAGTAGCGATGGCGGAGAAACGCGCACTATCAAGAGTAGTGTTAAAACTCTCAGGTCTTTACGAGGTCGGGGTATTCGGAGAAGATGAATCGGACGATTTTAAACGAGCGTAACGATGGAAGATATATTCACGGCAATTAGCGACACTCAGCAACGTTCTGAGGAATGGCACGCACAAAGGTTAGGGAAGTTTACAGCTTCCCGATTTGGCGACCTAATGACCAACGGACGCAAGAAGGATGAGGTACTTGGACAGACCGCCATTAGTTACATCTACGAGAAGGCTGCTGAAATACTGACTGGGCAAAGAACCGAAATCTTCGGCAAGGCATTAGATTGGGGAAACGAATACGAACCAATCTGCAAGGCGTACTATTCAGAGTTGAAAGGCGTAACCGTTGAAGAGATGCCGTTCGTTGAGATAAACGACTACTCAGGAGCAAGTCCCGATGGTATGGTCGATGGCGAACTGATAGAAATCAAATGCCCGTACAACACGGCAAACCATCTCAAGACAGCTTTCGAAGGTTACATCGACCAAAAGTATATGTGGCAGATGCAAGGGCAGATGCTGGCTACTGGAGCGTTAGCTTGTCGGTTTATTTCATTCGACCCACGCATCAAGGACGAACGCTTCAAACTGATTGAAATCCGGGTAGAAGCAGACCTTGAAATGCAAGAACAACTCCGCGAACGATTGGCGTTTGCAAATGATTATCTTCGTAACCTTTTAAACTCTAAATAATGGAAAGTAAAGTAATTTTTGTGGACGGCTTGAACGTCTACACACCATCAACCAACGCTCCTGACTGGGTCAAAGCTGATATGGTCATCAACCCGACCAAGCTGATAAAATGGCTACAGGATAATGACCAGTACCTCAAGGAAGGAAAGCATGGTCTTGAGGTTCGACTTCAGATTAAGCAGTCAGCACAAGGCAAACTATACGCTTCAGTTGACACCTACGAGCCGAAGTTGAAAGCGGAGGTAACTGCCAAAGCCGTAACGGTAGACGATGGCGACCTCCCGTTCTAAAATCGTCAAAGATTTAGATGCAGTCTTTAGCCGATTCATTCGGTTAAGGGCTGCAAATCTTGATGGCTTTGTCGAGTGCTACACTTGCGGACGGTCATACGAATGG